CATCTTATACAGTTGTAGTAGGATCGGGTGGGGCTGGTGGAGCAACAGCTAACGGAACTGCGGGTGGTAATAGTTATTTTATTAATACTTCTACAGTTATCGCATATGGTGGTGGTGGTGGAATCGCAATTGGTTCTGGAGGAACTGGTGGGGGATTTTCACCAAATGGTGGAAGTGGTGGCTCTGGCGGTGCAACAGTATCAAACGCTTCTGGTGGCGGTGGCGGTGCTGGCGGATACAGCGGAACGGGTGGAACGGGTGGAACAAACGCTTCTGGGACTTCTGGAAATGGTGGTGGTGCAGGTGGTGGTGGAACTGGGACAACATCATATGCAGGTGGTGGTGGTGGTGTTGGGCTGCTCGGACAGGGGACAAACGGAAGTGGCGGGGCTGCGGCTGCTTCAGGAGGTTCGGGGACTGGGGGCAGTAATGGAACCACGGCTATGACTAAAGATGGTGGAACCTATGGCGGTGCTGGTGGCGGTGCTGATACTAGTTATACTAGTGGAGGGACTGGGCGTAATGGTGCGGTTAGAATTATTTGGGGTCCGTCTAGATCATTCCCATCAACCAATACAGGAGCATTATAATGGAAAACTTATATAGCTACAAAGGATCATATCCATATCCATTGCCAAAAGATATTTATAATTACGATATCAATGATTTCGTATTGGCACCAGAAAAACCAACACTATCAAAAGGTGAAATATTAGAATGGGGTGGGACAAATTGGGTTGTTAGAACACCAAATGACGCAGAATTAGATATAAAGTGGCAAGAAATACGTGATACTCGGAATATACTATTGTCTAAAACAGATATAAAAATATTGAAATATCTAGAAAGAAAATTAGATATACCAGAAGAATTATTATCATATAGAGAACAATTAAGAGATTTGCCACAACAACAAGAAAATCCATTTAATATTATTTGGCCTGTTGACCCTAACACATAAATAAACTAAAAAGGATATACAATGGCTTTAAATTTTCCTAGCAATCCAACCACAGGAAGCACATATACGCAAGATGGAAATACTTGGACTTATGACGGTTATAGATGGACTTTAAATGTTACACAGCAATTGTCAGATTTGGCAGATGTTTCGTCGCTATTATCCGTAGAAAACAATAGTTCTCTGATATATAATTCCACCACGCAAAAATGGGAAGCAAAAGTCGATACCAGTGCAATAGCATACGCAATAGCACTATCATAAGAATTGGGAAGCAATATACATGGCTAAGAGAAAACTTTTTATCGGAAATTACACATTTGACGTTTCAACAAAAAAAATTACAATACCAGAAAATATTTCTGCGGAAAGATTATTATTAATTACAGATGTTACTCTTAACAAAATAATATATAATTTTGCAGACCCAAACTTTGGATTTGATAGCGTAATATTTAATGAGACTACTGAAAGAACAGAAATTGTTCTTAAAATAAATCTATCAACGTTAGGTGCATCTAATAGCGATAAACTACAAATATATGTTGATCAAGATTATCAAGAGGTAGAATTTAGCGATACTTTCGTTGACCCTGTTAGTAAAATAAGAGTAAGTCAACCAGAAAACTTAATTGATACTGACTTTGAATATGGACTTCAAAGCACAAAATGGGAAACACTTGAACTTGTAAAAAATATTCCTACATTTTTTAGCAGAAATGGGGATACCTCATTGACTTTGACAAGTATTTCGACAATATCTGGAAGTGATATAGTAACTGTCGAATTGTCAGATATTCATAATTTCTTGGCAGGAACACCAGTTATTATTTCTGGAAGTAAAAATATAACATGCGATGGTGCTTTTGTTGTAACTAATGTGTTAAGCACTACGTCATTTCAATATAAAGCAAAAGCTATACAAAATTATACAGGCTCTATATTAGGTGATTATACCGTTGCATATTCTGGTCAAGTATATCAAGGAACAGAATTTGACATTACTGGCATTGATGCGATTACTACTGATGCATTGCAAAATTCATTACTAACGGTTAAAACCGCATATCCTACTGATTTTACAGAAGGAACTAGCTTCTTCTTAACAAATAGTGTAGGAACAATTAATACATTTACTGATGCAACACAAACTATTCCAGATAATCATCAAACAATAATAAGCAATGTAACAAACAACGTAGCAACAGGAGAAACTGGATTTACACTCGGATCAGTAAGTCCATACTCTTATAGCGGATCAGAAGAGGTTGCATACTTTAGAAATAATCAAATAACAGTTGATGCAACCGCAGATACTATTACTTTTTCGAGTCCGCATGGGCTATTAGACAACAAAACTTATCTTTATGTCGTAGGCGATGGCAATACTGCAATCGGCGGATTGTCGGATTACACGGGTTATTATGTGCGAGTGTTATCTGACACCGTTATATATCTTACTGCTACACAAGGTGGAACTACTAGAGTTCAACTTACTGTGACAGGAACAGACGGTGGAGTAACACGTTCAGCATTTATTCGCGGATATCGTGCAATATCTACCAACACATCTGCTGCGTTTGAAACTATTATATTCAATGAAGCACATGGATTAACATCGTTAAGTTCGCAACTTTTATTATTTTTTAACGGAACATCATCAAACTTATCAACGAGCACAAATTTAATAACCTCTCTTACTGGCTATTATCCTCATACTGTAATGACAAGCGATAGCTTATCATTCACATCGACTCCTGGTGGTGCTAAAATTGGATTAGTGACTACAACAGCAAACTCTGTGATGATAAAAGCATCGCTACTTCCTTCACGATTTACTTTATACTATGAAAATAATGGAATAGCAGATAACAGCGTTGTTACATTCACTACAGTTTCAGGAATTGCACCAAATGGATTAACATCTACTGGTGAATACAAAGTAGAAAAAGTAGGTGCAAACAGAATAAGATTTAAGGATGTTTCTACTGATGCAATCATTAATATCACTAATATAGGAACAACTAATGGACAATATCGTGTAACAAATAAAAATTCAGTAGATAATAATGATAGTATATATGCACCAAATAATAGTTTAACAGATGGATCACCAGTTCTTTATCAAAATAGTGGAAATACTAGTATTGGCGGTTTAACTAACAATTCAACATATTATGTTTTCCAAAAAACAAATGATAGATTTAAGTTATCTACTACTGCTGCTGGATGGATTTCTACGGCAAAAACATTAACTCAAAATACTTCTACAGTATTTGTAACTGGTGATACTTTTAGTTTAGCTAGTCATGGATTTACAACTGGAAATGCGATACAATACACAAGTGCAACCCCAATTGGTGGTCTTACAAATGGTGCATTTTATTGGGTTAGATCAATAAACACATCTGCATTTTCTCTACATTGGACAAAAAATGGTGCTATAAACAATACAGATTATGTATTATTGGCAAGCCCTATATCTGGAACTGGAAGTTTTAGAGAAGCAGCACTAGTTGATATTACGTCAACATCGACAGGAACACACCTATTATCATCATCTGCCCCCAACATAACAGATGGTGTTTATACATTAACCGATATTGTAGATGATAACACATTTAAGATACAGTCAACTAGTCAAATACCAGATAGAATATTACCAGTTGATCCATTTACATCTATAGATTTGTCTAGAAGTTCTATCAAATATACAAATCATTATTTGACTACTGGTGCAGAAGTAACCTATAATACAAGTGGAACCCCAATCGGAGGTCTTACTATAAGCACTAATTATTATGTTATACGAGTTTCTAAAAATTGGTTTAGATTGGCAGACACCTTTCAAAATGCAATTGATGGTATTGCATTGACGCTAACCTCAGTAGGGTCAGGAACTCATCAGTTCACCACATCTTCTATATCTGGGGAAGTTGTTGGCAATGGAACAATAAGTATATCCGCAGATTCCAAAACAGTAGTTGGAACTGATACAAACTTTAGTGCAATATTTGCACGTGGTGACAAATTTATAATGTTTCAGCCAGATGTTACTTCTAGTAAAATAATAACCACCATTAATACAACTACTGACGAATTAACTGCGTCGGCTGATCATGGATTGTCTAACGGAAATCCAGTGATTATGTCTGCATCAGTTGCACCAACTGGGACAACAAACAATTACATATATTATGTTCGTGTAATATCAACTACTGTTGTAACATTACATCCAACATATACAGATGCTATAAACAATACTTCAAAAATTGATTTAACTACAACTGGCACCAGTGTTACGTTACAGTATCTATCTTCAATTGGGTCAACTACTGAAGGGATTATTTCAAGAGTTCTAAGCACCGCAGATATTACACTTAATGAAAACGTAACACAAACTTTCACTAATGCATCATATGCAATAGGAACTGCATTATATTTAAGAGCAGATGGGTTTGCACTCCACCGTCCTTATGATGGTGGCGTAGAATTAATACCTAGTAGCAATCCTGATAGCATGATGACCCGTCAAACTAGAAAATATTTCCGTTATCAATCGGGTAAAGGTATTCAGGTAAGCTTTGCGGTTAATTTTAGTCCTAGCACATTAATAGACAATATGCAACATAATAATGGAGTTGCCACTATTACTACAAAAAATCCGCATAGATTGACGGCTGGTTTACCAATTACTATTTTTGGTGCTACAGTTTCTAGTGGAACTAATTATTGGAATGGAAGTTTTACTATAGATAACGTTATTGATAGCTATAACTTTGTTATAAATTTAAACGGTTCACCAGTTGATCCAGTTGCTAGTGGTATTATAGAATACTACGTAAATGGATGGTCGAATTCTCTACTAAAATGTGGATTATTCGATGATCAAAATGGATTATATTTTGAATATAACGGAAGCACTCTACATTGTGTTCGTAGAAGTTCTACATTGCAATTAAGTGGAACTGCATCTGTTACATTTAAAAGTGGTGAAATTGTCGGCAATGGAACAAAGTTTTCGTCGCAATTGTCCAAAGGAGATAAGATTGTCGTAAAAGGACAATCATATCTTATTTATAAAATCGTAAACGACACACTTCTTTATATTCTTCCATCATATCGTGGTGTTAGTAGCACAAACGTTATCATAACAAAAACAGTAGATACTAAGATACCACAAAGTGAATGGAACATTGATCCATGTGACGGAAATGGACAAACTGGTTATAAGTTAGATATACATAGAATACAAATGGCATATATGGATTATAGCTGGTATGGTGCAGGAAAAGCCAGATTTGGTTTCAAAGATCAACATGGTAAAGTAAAATATGTTCATGAATTCTTACACAATAATAGATTCAGAGAAGCATATATGAGAAGCGGTAACATACCAGCAAGATATGAAATAGAAAACGTAGGAACACCAACATATGTTCCAGCATTGGCACACTGGGGAACCAGCGTTATCATGGATGGAAGATTTGATGATGATAAAGCATATGTGTTTAACGCAAGTTCAAATACTTTGTCTGTAACAGGTGCGGCTACCGTATCAATAACTGGAAAGATAGAAACATTAACCAGATATCAAGTTCTTGTTAATAACACACAGTGGCGTGATGCGAACTATGCTATCAGAATTACCACGCCTTCTGCTACATTTAACACTATACCTACAAACGTGAGTGTTTCTGGGGCTGGCCTATCTGCTGGAACAAGAACTTCATTGCCATTAAGCACACAAATACTACCAAGGCAGTCATATTTGCCATCGGCTACATCAAGATATAGCACATTAACTCAAGATGTTAGAAACTTACTATTTTTAGATAGACCGCCAACTGCAACTTCGGGAACAGATAGCACATATACAGTAACTCTAAGTTCTGCAACTACTGCGGTAGTTTATGAACAGCCATTGATTAGTGTTCGTCTTGCACCTAGTGTTGATAACGGAACTCCTGGGTCATTAGGACAACGAGAAATTATCAACAGAATGCAGCTTATTCTTAATAGCGTGGGTGTATTAACTACTCACTCTGTGGAAGTCTCATTAAAGTTGAATGGTTCATTAAACAATTATGAATGGCAGAGAGTCACAAATCCAAGTTTAAGTCAACTTATATATCATAGCACAAATGATAGAATTTCAGGCGGAACTACAATATATACATTCCGTGGACAAGGCGGAACTGGAACTACCGCTAGAACACAAGTCAACAACGTAGTTGACCTTAGTGAAATTGCTACATTAGGAAATAGTATTATGGGTGGCGATGGAATTTTCCCTGATGGTCCCGATGTATTGACACTTGTAGTTAAATTGATCGAAGACCCATCTAGCGTTTCTGCATCAAACCCATTGACTGTTGCTGGAAGACTTAGCTGGAGTGAAAGCCAAGCAT